AACCATTTGCAACTTTAACGGCAAGTGCTCCGTAGCCGTAGTAAGCAACCTCAATCTGGCCGTTTAGAGCCACATTTGTCTGCAGACGGAATCTGCTGGATTCATACCAAGTGTAAGAATCAGGATTGATTACAATCATTGATCCATCTCCAATTGGAGCAGCGCTTAGATTACTACCGAGGGCGCGAGATACATATAGATTAAGTCCAGCAACATTACCGCGAAGGCTTTGTGGGCTTACTGCTCCACCTGCATTTTGTGGCTGTGAAGCTGTGTAAATTGGACGACCTGAATCGTTGTAGCTCATAATCTTAGACCATTGCTCAGGTGTAACAATTAAGTTTTGAGCAAATCCAAGAGAATCAGAATAAACTTCAGCAGCTGCCTCAGCAACGAACTCAAGTAATCCTGTCGCGGTATTTGCTTTGGCTGTTGGTGCTAATTGGCCATTGGCAACAATTGTAGTAGCAACGAATTTATCTGTTGCAAGTGAGTAAGCGTATTCCATTTGACGGACTAGCTCATCAAAGAATACTGGATTGCTTCGGTCAAGAAGTTCAACGGAGAAGGTTTGGCCACCTGCATACTTATTAACATTTACTGTTAGGAAGCTGTTGGTCATTCCTGTCTCAACAATTGCATCGCCTTCGTTCTCATCTTCAACTGTTGGAACGGCAGTAATCTTTGGAATCTCAAAGCTCATACCAGCATCTGGTAGAACTCCGCGAGAGATTGCATCAATTGTTGAACGATCAGCATTTGATAGTGGGTTGATTACCTCGGTTAATTGACGAGTAGGAATCAAGCCAGCGTTATTTGAAGTGGTGTCATCTGCTGCCATAACATACTGACGAGCAGCGTCATCACCGAGCTTAGCGCGAACGCTATTCTCAAGATATTTTGCCTTTGAAAATTCAAGGCGAGGTGCTGTGTAAAAGGCTGGGCGAGTTGCCTCAACCATATTTGCTTTGGCTGCTTCTACCGCTTCTTCAACGGCAGGAGCAGGAGCGGTAGTGTCAGACACTTGGTCTCCTTCGGTTGGTTTCTCTGAATCAGCGGTTGCCAAGTCAGAATCTTTCTTTTCTTCGTTTTCTGATGCTGCTACTTCGCTTACGCGAGCAGAATCAATTGCAGGATCAGTAACTAGAGAAACTTCATCTAGGGTTGCTGAAGTAATCTGCATAACGCCTTTATTGTTTGTCCATTCATTAATTTGAGCACCTACGCTAAATCCATCGCGCAATCCTTCAGTTGCTTCAATCAAGGCATCTTCTCCAGCCATAGTATTGGCAATCTTAAAGGTCGCTTCAATTCCAGAGCTTGTTACATTGTGCGCGATCATCTTGCCGATGGGGCGAGTGCGGTCGTGCTCTAGAAGAAGCTTGACTGGCTTCATTTCAATTGAATCTGCTGAGAATACTGTTGGACCAACTGAAGTATTGCCTTGCTCATTCCAAGTAACAATAGTTCCAGTAATGGTTCTTTTAATGGTGTCGGCAGCTGTAACTGCCATTGGCATATTAACTTTCATTTGGAATCAAATCTTCCTCTCGCTGAATTTGCTCAACGCTCATCGCGCCAATGCGGTTTAGGATTTCATAAACTTGCGCTCTCTCTAATGCGTTACCGCGTAGGAAATCGTCAAGTGCAAAGCGCACCATTACTGGATTAGGAACGAAGTCCGGTAATGATAAGCGTTCCTCAATCGCTTTAAGGATTGGGCGAAGTGAGAAATCAACTAATGAGCGCCGCTCTGTAACCGCATTTGAATAAGTCATTGAAGTTTGCTCGGCGCTCAAGAAGTAGGCAGGGATGCCGCAAGCTCTAGCCAATTCCAGCGCTACATATTGGCGAGCTTCAGCTAGTTGCATCGACTTAGGATCAAAACCAAATTGCTCAAGATTTACATCAGCATTTAGAAATGCAGTAGATCGAGATTGGCGAGCAGTTTTCCAAGCGGTTAATAACGCTGAAATTCTTTCGGCAGTTAAGTTAGTTCCATTTGATTTAAGAACCATTGAGGGAGCGGGCTCTCGAGCATAATTAACTGCCGCGTTTTCAAGATAAACTGCTGCTGAAATTGTCTTACCAGCTCGATGAAGCAATCCCTCATCTGGCCCATCAAATCGGATTAATGAACCTACGCCTTGAAGTGGAACGGCTTTGCCATCAACTTTATAGCCATTAATTTCTGTATTCAGGAAATCTGTATCTACTGTGACGCGCTCTGGGCTGACGCGAGTCCAAGCTCTTACTCGGCCGCCATCTGTAGTTGCATACATTTCTAATACTTGACCATAGCCAGCGCCATACATCCAAATATCTTCTGCAAGCCAGTTATAGATTACAAATCCTGCAACTCTTGGGTCTGGCTGATTAATTACTCGGTGTGGATCAACATATTGGCCAGTAATGCGATTAAAAGTTGTTAAAGGTAATGAGCCAATAGTTCCGCAGATAATATTGCGAGCTCTAGCAACCGATGGAACGCTCATTGCCAATTGACGAGTGGTATTAGTTGCACCACCAAGAATATTATAAACTGAGTCGCTAATCTGAATAGGTGTTAGCGCCGCCTCAACATCTGAAACCTTTATAGGCTTAGCGGTCTGAACCTGTGGAAATAGAAAATCTCTTATAGCACCCATTGCTTACATTGTAAGCGAGCCGACTTACACTATTTGAATATCTACTGCGCTTTCGGCCATCGTTGCGTAGTGTGTTGCTAAGGCTGATGCAATTGCTCCGCAGATTGTAGTGTTGCTGACTTTTCTACCCATTACCCAGCCGCCGTCACCGAAAGGTAGTTTGACGGCGGATAGGCATTGTTTAGTCAGCTCATCTTGTCCCGAGTGAGCCAACCGCTGAGATGAGATTGCTCCCAGTAATTCATCGCAGCTTTGGGCATAATCTAGGCCATCTATCGGCTCTACCCTAATACCAGCAGGAGCTAACCTAGCCGCTACCGCTGACGCTGTTCTAGCAGAGTAGGCAACCAATTGGACTGGATACTTACGCACCCAATCAGCTACATCATTGGCCATCGCTTTATCATCAAGATTGGCTGGGTTATTCCAAGTCTGAAGCAATATGACTTGGAACCTGTCGCCATCAAGTCTTTGGCTGGCAACTAGAGCAGCTTCTTTACGGCTAGGGCTTAGATCAATAGCCAGCCAAGTATCTGATTCAGGGTTGAGTCGCAGTCCCTCAACTCTGCAACTCTCCCATTGAGAAGGGCTGATAACTGGGTTTATTGTATCTACCCATTGACATAAGACTTCCGTGCGCACAATATCCTCGGGGTCTGATAAGACTGCTCGAATATTATCTGGATGAACTGTTATGCCAAGTGACGGATTAGCTTGGCAGACACCTAGCCAAAAGGCTGGCGAATTATCAAATTTGAGGCCCATAGGAGCTGACCATTCAAACCAACCAATGTCATCAGTTGATCCAAAGATTGCAGCGTAGGCCCTCTCTTTTAATTTGTTAAGCACTATTGAGTGCTGATCTCCAGCATTTGAATAAACCCATATCTGAGGATTAGCTGAAGCCATTTGCGTATATCGCAAGGCAGACCAGACATCTTCATCCTTATATTCTCTAGCTTCGTCTAGGTGTATTGTTTCTGGTGCAGCGATGCCTCGACCAGCTGAGTTATTGGCCCTGACGATATATCGGCGGCCCTCAGTAAATTGCAGCTCCTGAAATCCTTTACTTTCCAGTTTTTTAGTAAATTCAGAAGCTAGTCTGGGATTCTGTTCAATTATTGCGTAGATTTTATAGAATAACTCTGCTGAAGTAGTTAGTTTATGAGCTGTATGGACTTGCAGCTTCTCCTTTAATACATAGATTCTAAATAAGATTTGCAGGGCCATAAAGGTAGATTTCCCTTGTTGTCTCGCGCATAACAAGGTCACTACTGGATGAGCCCATCGGCCATCAGGTTTGTATTTCAAAGTATGGTGAGCCAGCCATTGCTGCCAAGGCATCAAAGTAAAGCCAATTTCCTCGCAGAATTTAATCATTTGCTCGCCGTAAGAAGGCAAATCGTTTAATTTAGTGTGAATTCTGGGTTCTGACACACCTCGGTAAGCCGATTCGTCCCTGACTCGGGCAATCTCTCCCAGTTGAGCCATAGCGATTTGCTTCATTCCGTATAATGCCTAGCCGAGCCATTTTCAGGGAAAATCTTCCCAAT